TTGACCGGACCAGCAGCGGGAAAAGTAGCCATCATCATCTCTGACTGGAACTTCACAAGGGCTTCAGCCATAAGTGGGTGATACACACCACAAGCACCTTCCCACGGCTCAGATCTGGTTTCTATCTTCAGACCTAGTAACTCTAAGCCGTCTACATATGTTTGGATCCAGTCTTTTCTAGAAGATACATCCTCTTCAAAATCACCAGTTAAATCACCAGACAAAGAAGATAAGACACTCTCTGGCATTTCTTCGGCTAAGTTCATGCCAAAGTCAGACTCCTCTTCCGGCATTATGTCTATTTCCATGCCGTCAATTGCTATATGAACTTCTTCTGGATTAACAATCTCTATCTCCATGTCGGGCTGGTCTGTTAAAGACTCGATGCCCTCTGGAGCCGCGTATAAACTTTTTTCCATTGCCATATATATCCTTAAATTGTTTTCTGCCCGCCCTTTATGGGCTTAACTATCATTCCGCCTTTTGCCAATTTCAATGGGTTTAGGCTATGTTGCAAACTATCTACGCCGGGACGATATCCGCTATTACCGCCTATTGGTAAAGTATTTGTTAATCTTGCTGGCCGTGGATGCACTTCGCTAATTTTGTTTCCAAAATGGATGTTCCCAGTAGAACCTATTGGGCTGTTACTGTCCCATATCTCTACGGGTGCCAACCCAACTTTTGGTTTTGTTTCGTATGGCGCTTGATGTATTACTGTGCCAGCTTTCTTTGGGCCGTAGTCTTCATCATATTGCAGTGCAACTTTTCCAGTAGGTTTTCCATTTTCCATTACTGGGACAAAACTTGTGCTTATTTCTGGGTTTTGAAATAAACCAGCGACCCTATCAATGTCCTTGGGGTTCATAAAAATAGTTCTTCCAGATGGACTCTGTATGCCAGTTGTTTTATCTTTATGTCCTGCGCCACTACGATTACGAATTGTTGTTGCATCAGAAAAATGTGCGTAAGTAGACCCAACTCCAGGCGGCTCATTGGGGCGCTGCGTTCTAAACACAGACTCTATATCATCTGTGCCTTTTTTTGTGTTAAATAATGATTCGTAATCAGCCATATATCCTTAGTAGTATGCGCGTGACTTTTTAAACCCAACGAGATCTTCTTTCTCATCGGAGTCCAATCTTAAAAACCCACCCTGTCTGAATCTTATCAGCGCTTGGGTAGTGCTGTCCACATAGTCATCGTGACTTGCGTTTGGGAAAGCAGCGATCTCTTCAATAACTTCCGCCGCCCACCTAGTTTCGGGTGCCCACACTTTACCAGAGCGGAACATATCAGTTACAGAATTTAATCTCACAAACTTATCATTACCCCTACTAGGTGTGAAATCTTGTACAGGAATTCCCATCCTCCGTAGCTCATGCACCAACGGCAAACCAGATGCTTTAGCTTCAATAATGAATGCATCAGGCTCCCACTCCTGATAACCAGCCATAGCCCGTTCTTTCAACTCAGGGAACTCCATCCGCTTTTTAAACGCATCCAACAAAATAATATTAGCGTTATTTGGATCCTCATCCATGTAAAAAACGCCCCAAGTAGTCCGCGCACAATAGTCAGACCGCTCATTCTTTGTAAACGCCGTATCCCAAGACTGAATAATAAAGTCACATGGCGGCGGATCATCCTTCTCCCAGATCTTCCACCAGTCTCTCTTAACCAACGCACCCTCTTCACCAGTAGGATTTTGTTGATACTGAGCATTCCATTTTGAAAGAGGTAATTCCTCCCTCAACGCCTCTAATTCAGCCAAAGACCAGAACTCTGGCCATAAGGGATTACCACTAGGCATGATTGCTGGCAGTTCTATCAGCTCCCAGTTCTCACCTTTCTCTCTTATGGCTGCATCTTTTATAACTCGGCCAGTTAAATCGCTCTCACCCCACCTAGTCATAACAATAACAATAGATCCGCCCGGCTGTAGACGCTGGCGCGGACCAGATGTATACCATTCATACACTTTGTCATACACGCTAGGGTCACCAGACGCCATAGCAGCTTCTTGTTCTGAGTGCGGGTCATCAATAATCAATAGATCAGCACCCTTACCCGTCACAGTACCCCCTACACCAATAGCAAAGTACTCTCCACCCTTATTAGTAGCCCATCTTCCAGCCGCTTTAGAGTCCTGCCGCAGTGCAACACCCGGAAAAACCAGCGAATACTGCTCAGAATCCACCAAATTACGAACTTTCCGGCCAAAACCAACGGCCAAGTCAGCAGTATTAGACGTTTGAATCACCTTTTTATGAGGATTCAACCCCAAAAACCAGCTCGGCAACAGATAAGAAGCAAACTCAGACTTAGTATGGCGAGGAGCCATATTAATAATCAGCCTCTTAATCTTCCCAGAAGCTATATCCTCAAATTTCTTAGCCATTAATGAATGATGCCTACCCCCAACAAAGCCCGGCCACATCATTCTCGTATAAGCCATAAAAGACTTCTGAGCCTTCTCCCTCTCTATAGACTTTTTATAAGTCTCCACATCAGCCAGTAACCTCTCCTGCTCATTTACAGGCAAAGAAGCCAATAACTTATCAAGCAAATTCTCCTGCGGAACTATTTTTTTACTCACTCCAAATTCCTAAAGTTTATATACACAGGCCGTATTGTCCTACCCTGATTCTTCATCTTCTTCAACGCCCCAACCTTCACTAACCTATCCACAATCTCACTAGTATTTCCCAACCCCATCTTTCCACGTTGATGCGCGATATCTCTCAAACTAGGACTAAACCCAAACTTCTTCCACCACTCATCCACTATAAGAAAAACTTCCCTCTGCGCCGACGTCATTTCAAGCTCCATGCATTCATCATACGATTTATCCTTTTTACTTAATTTCATGTTTATTTTGGCCACTATCAATTCCCCATTTCCAATAGTCAAAACCTATAGAAAACCCAAACCAACATAAACGTTTATGTTGCTTTTCGCTAAAGGTTCTAAAAAAATATATACCCCTACCCCTTTTGTACTAAAAATCATAGGGGGGGTCTTTCTGTAGGATCATCATCGGATGTGTGAACTAAAGTATCGATGGGGGTAGGCTCTGATTTTGGTAAAACTTCTGACAATTCGTGCGAAACACTATGTATGGTAGTCAGGGACTCCAACTGGCCAGTCGGGTGGGTGGGGGTGTCGGGGTCGGTCGTCAGCTCGCGCAACAGGGAGTCGGCCTCGATTTCCACGGCGTCTGTCGCGCTAGATTTCATCATGTCGCGCAACTGCATCATCACGCGCGCGCGTGCGTCTTCGCTGCTTGTTATCGTTGTGACTGTTTTTAATTCGGTAAACGCCGCCACTTCGGTAACAGTCCCCAAAACCTTAGCCGCGTTTGTGATCTGTGAAGCGTTTGATTCAGGATCAATTAGCACGCCGACTAAAGAATTGATGACCAACGCCCTTAAATGAGCGGGTGTGGAGTATTTCTGAAGCTCAATAGCGCGCTCGAAGGCTTTTATGGTTAGGTCTATGCTAGGTTTCTTTTTTAGCTTTGATGCTTGCACAGCTTGGGTGCGCGTTGTGCCTTTAGCGTTGTATGCTTTGCGGTAAGCCGCCGAGCCGCTCGCGCCCTTTGCGACTTCGAGCGCGAAAGCTTGCATTTTCGGGGTAATCTTCGCGGCGGCTTCTTTCCCCATGATGTCGCGGAATGGCACTTGCTCTAACCCTTCGCGTATTTGCTTGCGTGATAGTGTCGGTGTATTCATTCTCGAATTATAGGCAGAACACCGAAAGAAATACAAGAACACAGGGAAACAGGCACAACGCCACAGTTACAGGGTTATATCAGCCCTTTGTATATAACGACACCCTAAGCCGTTTACCCGCCGCTAAGCTCACCCGATACCGCAGCCACGAGACCCAATAACCCCTAACAACCAAGGGCTATTATAACCTGTTAGTATAGCCCCCAATGCAACACACAGGTAGCAGAGACAACTAACCCACAAAGGACAAACCCAATGACACAATCAATAATTATTAATGAAATTAAATCTATTTATAACCGCGTGCTAGGTGAAATACTGGAAACCTCTAGCGGCTTTGGCTTTTGCCATGTCCCAACAAACCACGAAGAAAACGGGTTTTCTACCCGTAGCGAAGCCGAAGACGCTTTCCAAATCTATCACGACAACTGGTTTGAAGACTTGCCCCGCCATGTGCGAGAGGGTTAATCGGTAAACTTTCCTAGGCCATTTTTGCAAGTGGTCTAGTGAGGCAATACCGCCTAAACAGGACTAAAACCATGACAACCGAAGAAATTTACGAAGCATTGCAGCAAACCAAATACGAAGCCGAATGCAACGCCGCCCACAACATGAGGAACGGCGGACACTTCGCCGCCGCAATATCTGAGGCTTACTTCAGAGCCGACAGCAAGAACAAGGACAAGTTAACCACCGCCTTCGCCGACTTGTTTAAAAGATTCAATTATTAACCCGCCGCCCCTTCGGGGGCTAACCAAAGGAC